CTCTTTCGTGTAAGTCATTTCCTCGGCTTCTAAACTTCCCAAACGTGGGAAAGTAGAAGGAAGAGGAAAGTCCTCTGGAATGTATGCCCAACCGTCGGGTGGCGAAATTATATTGTCCGACTTGTGGTCGTTATAAACCCCTTCTTCAATGGGTGTTAAACAGATAATGTGCATTGTTTTACCTCCTTACAAAACTTGATAGTTGTATGTTTCTCCGTTGGCATTAAGAGCATAATCAATACTTGTAATCGTCAACGTGCCATTAACAAATTTAAACTCAGAAGAATCTATGATACCAGTGCCACAAATAGCAAGTTTTGGAGTGCCAATACACGCAGTGCCATTATCACGCCATATAAGAATGCAGTTGCCAGTTCCACCCGTTTCAATAGTTCTTGCGGTTGCGCTTCCGTTGCCAGTGTATGAGCCAGTGAGTTTGCCAAGCGCGGATAGTGCTTGCGCGGGGGTCTTTGTGACTATGCCGCCGCTTGAAGACCCAACAAGAAATTGTCCAGCGGGGAAACTTTCTCGTCCCGTGCCTCCGTGTTTAACCGGAAGAGCATTAATGAAAGTATTTGCGCCATCAAGGTCGATATAAGTAACATTCGCTATCCATCCCTCGTCGCATTCCGAATAGGTGAGTTCATAACTATGGTGAGCTTCTAACCATCCAGCCACATTCGCAGTCTCCCCACATCCACCTCCCGCCAGTTTCATATAGATGTCCGCATCGCCCAATCCATTGACGTTTAAGGTTGGGTATGGGGTTGTACACGAAGTATGCGGCTCAATCCTTACCTTAACGCCCGTTTTGAGTTCTGTTATTCCCGGAATTGTCGCTGTATACGCCGCCCCTGTTCCGCCTGTTTTTACGCATGCCAGTCCAAGATTTTCTTGCGCTTTTACGACAGACGTTCCGCCATGTCCTCCACGCGCAACCGGTAGAGTTCCACTTGTTATATCAGATGCACTGTGCTTATGTGTAGAGGGGGCTTTCCCTTCCAAATCACCCATGGTAGCATAATCCGATAAATCCACCGTAACGCCACCGTTTGTATACTTTAGCTTACTCAAAATATTGATAAGCTCGCGCATGCCGTCATGCCCCGTCGGGTCAATCCATACTTTTACCTCGGGGTCTGTCGGCTCTTCCGTGCCGATGTATACGCCGCTGTCGCCCGTATCACCCTTTCCTCCGCGTACATTCCCCGCTTCATATACCTTACCGTCACTCGTCCCGATATAAAGTGTATCACCCAATACGTACGCACTTTGCACGATTGTTCCGTATTCCTTGATGTGCGAAAGAATTTTCTCTTCTGCTTCGGCCGCCTTTTCCGCGGCATCCTCCGCATCCTTAAGCGTTGCTGCTACAAGCTCGCCCTGTATCACAGAAAGCGGGACAATCGCTGTCCATTCGCCGCTTCCTTCCGGCTTCCATTCAATCGCCTTTGCCTCCTCGTTATAGCGAAGAAGCGCCCCCGCACCTGGCTCCCCATTGAGACTTGCCAGCCATTCTTCTTCCGTCCCGACAAAGCCGTGTTTTACGGCAATGCCATAAGCTGTTAAATAATATCCTTTCCACGGTTGCCCCAGCATTTCTACGCCTCCTCCGCTTTCATTTCTGTATTTTCGTATTTTGCACCATGCGTATCTGCCGGTCTATAGTTCGTTGCAAACCAGCGCATGAGTTCGGAATAATGCGCATTAAACATCTGATATGTGTTCTGATACTTGTTGTACTCGCCGTTTGCAAAATCTATCATTGCAACGAGATACGCCGCATATATCTTATCGTGCGGCGGACGCACCAAAAGCTCCGCCTCACTGTCGCTGCCATAGTCGTATGTAATAATTTCTTCCGGAGCCAGAAGGAAAACATTTGTCTGCACCATTCCCTCGGCTTCATTTATCCATCTTGTCTTGTCTTCGTTTGTAAATGCATTGGGCTTTATGCTGTCCACATATTCTATAGCTTCTCTGAGTTTCATACTTTACCTCGCTTAAAAGGGATAGGGGGACGATGCCTTGTGCACCGTCCCTCTGTCTTATCTTATGCTCCAATCAGCTTGGAACCATTTGTAACGCCGCCAACAGCTGCAAAGCGCCAGTTGTTCGGTGCTGCAGAAAATCTTGCATAGCCCTTCCAGCGGTTTGCATCATTTTCTGCAATCTCGCTTTTTACCTCCAGCTTCACGCGGTCAAGCCATACCATGCCGTCATATTCCTTGTTGTACTTCTGATCAAGAACCACCCAAGGCAGACTGCCTCTCGTGATAAACTGATTAAGGTACGGCCAGATAATTACATTCCATCTGCCGAAAATGTAATTGAAGCCGTTGTTTGCCGTGTTCGGATCCTTATCTGCACCGATTGCCGCAAACACTGCCTTCTTAAGGCTGTGCTCATTCGGGATAAGGATGGTATCCGGTGCCACGTCCAAAACGTTGCCCTCGTCATCGCGGAAGTCCTGCATTTTGGATTCCAGCGCGCCCAAGGTATCATCCGAAAACGCATCCTCAAAGCGGTTTGACTGTGCGCCCTTCTTTGTCACGGACGGATGGTCGGTAGCAAAAAGTCCCTTGCCGTCTGCGCATTTTGCATCAAATGCCTTGCCGCCATAGGAAACGCTTGTCTTCCCTTCGATTGCACCGCCATACAGTGCCGCCGCAAACTTCTCTCGCGTTCTGTGATAAGCCGCAATAAAGCCGGCAGGCTGCTTCTTAAAGTCCATAAGCTTGCTGTCGTCCACCATCTCGCGGGAAATGGAAAAACTGTTTTTCCATGTCATGTGTTCAATGGTCTTCGAGTACCCTTCCTGCATACCGTCTACGGGGTATGCACCGTTCTCACCAACAGGCTGAAAACCGTCCATCGCCGTCAGCGATGTAAACTTCTCCGCCCAGTGGGTGCTTGTTCCCATGTTGAAAAGCTCCGGAATCATGGACTTTTGTTCAAAAGCCTCTCCCTGCTTTTCCAAAAACATTCTGATAGGTGCCTGGCTTTTTCCGTAAATGGAATCTGCCACACCGCTGCCTTCTGAAAATGTAATACCAGCCATGTCCTCATAAACTCCTTTCATATCGCTTCTCTGTCCGAAAAGCTCAATTTCAATCCGTTATTCGTCCTCTTCCGCAGAAAATCACGCAAGGAACAACTAAATCCTTGTAAACGCGGATTTTAAACGTTGTTTACCTTGCTACCACTTTCCTGCGGTTAGGCTTCCCCTTGAGGGGAAGCTGTCAGCGCAGCTGACTGATGAGGTGTTGTTTTGCATTCTGCATTTTGCATTTACACAAAGCGCACGCGCACTTCGTCTTCTGTTTTGCTCACAATCTCGGCAACGCCAGAAGCTGTTGTAGCCGTCACGCCCATAGCGTCTGCCGATAGCGTAACCTTGTCTCCAATATCCACTGCCGCCATATCCTCTTCGCTCTCTGCGCCGAAAATAATGTCAGCGCCCACGCGGATTACAGGAATTACGTCTCCTTCTCCGCATGCGCCTTCTTTTTCGCACATAGAAATGTACTGCGGCATGACGGTCGCACCCGCCATAGACAGCTTGCCTTCCGCCATCACAAGCGCCATACCGATTTTCGGCACAAGCCCTTCTGCCGCCATGTATTCAAACGCCGGCACTCTGCCGTCATCTGTTGTGTGAATTCTAAATCCACGCATTTTTTATCAACTCCTATTCGTTATAAATTTCTTTCACATTCTTTCTTCTCAAAAGGTTTATCGCTTCACATACCCTGCGTAGTGCCGCTCTATTTCCGCGTCTGTAATCCCCGGATTCATCATGCGCTATTCCGCCTTCACATCTGCCGGTACCTCTACGCTTCCCGTTCCCCGCGTCCGGGTCTTCTCCAGGTGGCTTTTCGACTGTACGGCATTTATAGTCTGCTGCTGCGCTCTCTGCACTGCGCGGCTTTCGATATCCGCCATATTTGTAAGCTTGTAAGCGTCTACAATGCTGTACCCACGCCTTACCTTTTCGTAAAGCTCCGGATAACTTGCAAGCTTCGTCAAGTCCGAAAGACTTGTAATCGCTGGATTTAATGCCGTAATCTCTTTGACCTGTTCGTCAATCTTCGCCTTTGCCTCCCGTTCTCTCGCCTCGCGAATTACCGCTTCTGCCTTCTTTTGCGCCGCTTTCGCTTCCTGCACCTCGGGTTGGGACTCGATGAATGCTTTGTATTGTTCATCCGTCATGCCGCTTTGCTGCATAAAAGCGCCGCGCTGCTCTTCCTGCAGGCGTGCCTTGTACGCGTTAAACTCCGCCATCGTGCGAATCGGCTCTCCCGTATACGGATTTGAAAAATTCGCCGTCTTAAGAACGTCCGCAATCCGTTCGTCCGCAAATTGCTTTGCTTCCTCGCGTACCCGGGCAACCGTAGCTTCCCGCTCTGCCTCCGCCTTCCGACGCGCCGCCGCAAATCTGGCATTGTCCTCCGCAGATTGCGGAAGTCTCTTTTTCTCCTCCGAAGCCTTCCCCTCCGAGGGGAAGGTGTCAGCGTCAGCTGACGGATGAGGTGTTTCTTCTCCATCGCCGGATGGATTGTTTTCTGCAGAATCAGAATCCCCGTCTGCGGGATTCTTCTCCTCGCCCGTTTCTGTTCCAGCGATGGAAGGATTATCTTCCACCTCTTTGTTTTCTACCCCGGCTCCGTTCGACCCGGTGTCTGTCGAATCGTTTGCACCTTCCGCGTCCGCCGTTTCTTCCGGCTCAACGCCTAAAGCCTCGTAGTAATCAATTTCCATATTTTGTTTCCTCCAACATTTTCACGCTATTGTATGCGATTTCAATTCTGCACCCTGCATTTACTTCTTGTTTCTGAGGTCTTCTCCACGTTTCACTTCGCTTTTCCCTTTGGCCGCGTTCGGCGCGTGAGGAGCCTGCACCTTCTGCGTGCCGGTGTTTCCAATCTTGCCGATATATCCTTTTTCCGCCATCTTCGCCCCTCCTTTCGGCTTAAATTTGGATTTTGTCGCTTTTACCTGCGTAATTTAATGCTTGTTCTGCCTTTATCATAACACGATAAAAGTACGCCTAAGTTTCAATTTTCGCAAAAAAACACACGCCTCGTCCTCGCGTGCTCCATTTACATCAGCTTCGGGTGTCGAAGCTTCAAATACATTCCGCCACTCGTCCTCTCCGGCAAAAACGTTTGGCGTTTTTGTCGGTTACGAAGTAATACCAACACTTTTAGCCATTCTCCGCCCGGAAGAATGGCTCTAATTTAGGTTATTTCGACGTAAGCGCGCGTTATGCGTGTATTATGTGCCCGCGTCATGTGCGTGCGTTGTCGTGGGGAATTATTCGTCGCAGCCTTCGGCGCAATCATTTTTCTGTCTGAAAAATTCAAACGCCTCCTGTGCTCCTCATTTTCCGCGCAAAGGCACGCTCGCACAATCTAAGCCCTTGCAAGCGCAGGCTCTTAACGCTTGCTTGCTCGCTACCACCTTTTCGCGGGTTGTCACCGCTTCAGAAGTAATCCGGAAAGCATTCGAGGTATTTCCGGGCAATTCTGTTCAGCGTAGCCTTAGAGATGTAATGCTTCATCGTTACCGCAACTTCGCTAATCTCTGTTGTGACATACTCAAATAAAGCCTGGTAATATTCCCCGCCCGCTTCAACGCACAAGTTTAGTATTTCTCTTTGTTTCTCCTGCGGCATAAACTTATATCGTCTTGAGGTGAAATACACATAGCCTTGCTTTTCGTAGCTTACCTTTGACCCCCGCCTATACCGAAACATCTCTGTTACCCTCCCATCTATTTTTCAAAAAGCCGTCCGGCTTTTCAAGGGCCCCGTTCAACGCCTTTCTCATCTCGACCTGTATGTATATTCCTCGGTTTACACCGTTTACCGTCGCATCTGCATCCGTCAGAAGAAATCCCGGATACCGCTCTTCGAAATATTGCCATGCCCGCTTTGATTCTATCGTCTCCGCCATCTCTTCGGTATCCGCTCTGCCTAAAGCCCCGTCCCGCACAATCGGCTCCGGCTTTATGAGGTTTCGACTTCCGCTCCACCGCCTGTATGTTATCCGCTCCTTCGCCATGTAGTGTGCAAGACCCGTCACGCCGTCTTCCCCAAACTGTAGGCGCTTTGAGTTTGCATACCCCTTTCCCCATAAACTTTCCAGCCTGTCCCGGTCAAGCCCGCCCGACAAAATCAAGTGGTGGTGAAATCTGCCGCCCCGCCCGCCTACTTCTGTGCGGTATATGTATTTCAGCACAAGGCCCATCTTCTCCATCGCC